TCGGCAACGCCCCCAGCGATCAGCTCAGGATTACGTAGATACGCCCCGAGCGTACCGAGAACTCCTTGCGCCGCGTTGGCTTCCTGCTGTGCCTGCTGGTAGCCGGGGGAGTAGTCTTGATTCAGCTGCTCAGCATTGAGTGTAGGATGCCACCCAACGAAGTCGGCAAGGCCTGCGCCTGCTTCAGAAGCAAGCCCGCCAAGAGGGATATCGAGGATTCCAGCTACCTGCCCAGGGATATTAAGCGCACCTTGATGGAACGCTGTCCCGACATCCTGTAGCCAGTTGGTATTTTGGTCCGGCGCTTGCGCGTTAGAGAAAGCTTGGCGAAACGCTTCAGCTAGCGGGCCGTAGTCCGGTTCATTGTTGTAGACCGGCATTGTCGGCCTTCTCTATAAGATTTTGGAAAAACTTCGAGCCGTAGTAGCGCTTAACTTCTACTGGGATAACGTAGTCTCCGCTATCCATCTCCTGCACAGGAGACTTATCAAGCGGCACCGCCCCAGCTTCGCCCCCACCGACTTCGCCTCCGCCAGCTTTCTTCTCTACCGGCGAGTTAAATATCGGGGCGAACGTCTCCAACATCTTGAGCAAATTTGTGTTATCGCCCAACCCAGGCTGGGGCTGCCCGCTTTGGCCAGCCGCCCCGAGGGCATTTACAATTTGGTCGCTAATCGCTTTCCTGAGCTCGGGCTGCTGCTGGATAGTCGGCCCAAGGCCGCCTGCAGGATTAAGGAGCTGCACGAGAGCGTTTACATCCTGTAGCTTTGGGTTTCCCCGCCCACTTGCAGAGAGCTTCGAGGCATCTAAAGAGGCGTTCGCAGCGATCTGTGAGCGCAGTGCGCCAAGTATCTGGCCAAGCAGATCAACCTTCTGCCCTCTCTCTGCACTCTGCCCTGTCTGCGCGGCGATAAGATCCTGCACATGCCAAGGGGAACCCCAGCCTTGGGTCCCTTCGTAGTACTTGTTCACAAGGTCTACCGGGGAGGGTCCCTTTTGCTGGAACAGTCCTCTTAAGAAATCTACTCCAGTGGGGGCTTGTTCCTTCTGCCCGTAAAGCTGTTTCGCCGCGTTTGCAAAATCCCCTATTCCCCGCATACGCTGCAGCGCGTCCTCAGAAACAGGCGGCTTAAACCCCTGCATCTGCGGGAACACAGAAAGGTCGCTAGCAGTAACTCCTGGTTTAGGCGTAGGTGTAGGGGCTGCATTTGGGGGTTCTTTCCCAAGAGCCTCTTGGATAAAACGATTCTCACGTTCTGGGGTGTTGCGAAAAAAGTTAACTACAGCATTTCCCGCTCTACGAAAAGCCTCTCCTGAAATGCCGCCCTTCTTTACTGTTTCCGCGTAGTTACCGCCGCCGGGTATTAGGCTGAGTAAGTACTTCTGATCAGGAGTCAGTACAGACTTAGCTGGTGAGTTGGTAGGTACTGTCGGCTTGGCGCTTAAGTCTATAGCGGCCATCTTACACCCCCGCCCAATGCTCTATAACAAGTTGCTCAGTCGTCCGATAACGGTAGATTTCCTGTTTCATATCTATAATGAAATTACGCCAAAGCGCAAATAGCTCTGCCCCAGCTCCTGGGTTTATCCCATCAATATCATTTACAAGAAGACACTGCGCCGCTGCGTAATTGACTATACCAATCTCATGGTCTTCCTCAACAAGAGAGTCTGTATCCTCCGCTATGCGCGTATCCGGCTTAACCGCGCATATCTGCTCGATAACATAGGTATCATCTGGCACCGGCCAAAAGGTTATCAGCCGCCTGCCGATGTTTGTGGAGAAGCTCGTCGGCTGCCCCGTAGTCGCGGAAACATGCAGTTTTGCAGAAGCCCCGCGCTCGGGGTAGAGCAGCGTATTCTCTCCCTGTATACGTGCAGCGTAGACCTTTAAAATCCGCGCTTCCTCATCGTATGTAGCTACGCCGTCAGAAGTAGATATGTCCGCTGTAGTATCTACTAAGTAATGTGTTTGGCGGCAGAGCGCCGTTATGCCATCTGCTAAATATCCGAGCACAAGAGAATCACTACACCGATAGGGCGTAGCCTTATCTCGGATAATGTCGCGAACCTTTGTGATAAGCTCGCTGCCGGTTGACATGGTGGCGCTTTACTTTTTCTTCGTGGTACGGCGACGGGAGGGAGGAGGAGAGGCTGGCAGCTCTTCGAATCCTGCGAAGATATCGCCACTCATATCAGCATCGTCGTTATCAACAGCAATACTCGAAGTGTTGGTGTCTTCCTCTTCAACCAGCTGCTCTTCTGTCACTTCTTCCATATCGCCTCGATTCCAAAGATCTTGGGAGTAGTGGTACAGCCTCCCAGTAGGAATATGACGTAACATAGCGCACCTCCAAAAAAATGCGGGGCCTGGGGGTGGCCCCGCTAACGGGGGGATGGAGATCAGGAGGTGATATCTACGCCTAGCTGGAGCATATCGAGATACACCCGAAGCTTCAGCGTATCCAGCGTAACACCAGCCGGAGCCGTCAGGATAAGCGATTGCGCCGCCGTGTACAACTTGCCACCAGCAAGTGTACCAAGACCGACAGCAACCGTACCGAGTGTATTGACAGATTGGCCGTCAACCCACCCATCAGCATCGTCTTCGTCGCCAACGTCGATAGTCTGGCTTGCATCCTTCGCCAACACCTCGACAAAGACATTGTAGACATACGCCCCTTTCGGGATGGTGCCGATAACCATAGTGTCGGCAGCGGCGAGATTACGCTGCGAAGCATCGAACTCCGCAACATAAACAGTGCGATCAGGGAAGGCGACCTGGTTCATGCCAGCAAAGCTAGCAACCGTCTTGCCTCCTAAGTAAGTCGTATACGCGGTCATTTGGATTTCTCCGTAGGGTTATGGGGGCTTACGCCGGGAGCGTGATGACCGGCTGGGCACTCAGGCCGAACACGCCGAGGATGATCCACCCGGTCGTAGCATCTACGAACTGCAGGGTAGCCGTGTCACCAGCGTCGGCAAAGACGATAGTCGCCCAGCTGAGCGCCGTCGCGGGGGTCAGTGTGCCATCTCCACCGCCATCGGTAACAAGGGCGATGGTCAGGATCTGACCAGGTACGCCGTCGGCCAGCGTAAGGGCCTCCGCATCGGCACCAGTCGTCTTGAGGACAACGCGGTGCGTCACCGGAATAGCCAACGAGTCAGCGGCAGAAGTTGTAGAGCCAGCCGTTACCCCACCAGGGGTAAGCGAAGAAGGCATCATTGCGCCAGTTGCATGGTCCATAGTAGGAACCTCTTAGAATTGGGTTAGACCGTGATGACCGGAGGAGCTGAGACGCCAGCATAGCCGTCGATAACCCAGCCAAGGGTATCGTTGACATAGCGCAGCTTCACCTGGTCGCCAGCATCAGCGAAAACGATAGTTGCAAACCCCGTCTTGGTAGTTGGAGTAAGCGTACCGTCGCCGCCACCATCAACCGCCAGCTGGATATACAGCTCTTGGCCTGGCGTACCGTTGGCCAGCGTAAGGGCCTCCGCATCCGCACCAGTAGTCTTCAGGACGACAAGGTGCGTAACCGGGATGGCCAACACATCGGCTGCAACGGCAATGCTATCCTTGCTGGTCGAAACATCGATGCGGGGCGGCTCTTCAAGCCGAAGCTTGGTAACAAGCAGATCTACATAGCGTGACATTATTTCACCTCTTAGTCAGAGGTAGCCCGGCAGACCCGGGCTACTCGATGTTACGCCTTGTAGCCGTAAGCCGCCGTCAGCGACAAGCCATCAACGACCTTGAAGCCGTAGACATGAAGGCCGCGCATGATATTGGCAAAGGTAGACTCAGCGCGAAGCGTCTCGGTCTTCACCAGCTGCGAAGCGAAGGTCAGACCCTGCTTGACACCAGCGATGAAGTAGAACGCCTTCGGATCGCCCGTAATGGCCCCTTCAACCGCCCACGGCAGGTTGTTGGAGTTGTAGATCGTGAAACGGTCGATCATGCCAACCCGGCCATTGCGCAACGGGGTAGAGCCGTCGTTGGTCAAGGAGGCATCCTTGATATCCGACTTCTTCAGCAACGTCGTTGCCCAGAAAGGCAGGACCAGGAACCGCCCGGTCTCAGGACGATTCTGTTCGTCGAGCACCTGCCCGAGGTCCAGGATAATGTCGAGGATGTTGGCCTTATCGACAGCCAGCGGCGTACCAGTAACACCCAAGTTGATGTTACCTGAGAGGCGACCAGCGGTAGTACCGACGTTATCGGAGTCGAAGTCGGGGACGATAGAACCGAGGACCTGAGTATCGACAGCGATCTTCAGCTGCTCACTGGCGTCCGTTGCCCACATATTCATCAAGCCGATATCGGACTGCACATCCTGCACATCATCGACTTCCGCCTGCCAGTACTTACCCTTGTCGATCAGCAGCTCGACATTCGTCGAAGTCGGACGCTGAGACTTCAGGCTTTCGCCGGACTTGTAGTCATTGATCGCCAGCGAGGGGATCGTGCGGATGATAACCTTATCACCCTGATTCTTGATCTCACCCTGGTAGTTGGTGTTAGAGATTTCCGAGAGAACGGTCGCGTCGTAGAACTTCTCAATGAGTTTAGACGACCAGATCTCCGGGATAAACGTACCCGAATAGGATACCGATCCAGAGGCATAGGGATACATGATTTACTCTCCTACGAGTATTCATGCTGCTATACGACCCTCTATCTGCGCCTTGAACAGATCCTTTTCGAGCTTTGCGTACTCGTCTGCAGAGATCCGCCTGTTGCGATAGTCGTCGTAGAGCTGCGTGATTGATTCACGCGTCCACTTCCGCTTGCCGTCGTTCTGGGGAGGAGATGCCGGTTGTCCACGTCCAGGCGCTACCAGGTCTTCCCTTGTAGGCTGCGCCGATGGCTCTGATACTGCAGGTGCAGGTGCAACAGGAGGGCTCATCTCCTGAATGTACGCCTTGAAGAACCAAGCCGTGCGCTGTGCGTCGAAGTTCTGCACCGCGCTTGCTAAAAGGTCCTTACGACTCGCGCCTACAGCTGGCTCAATAGCCTCTAGCCACTGGGCAAACTTAGGATCGTTGTTGAGCTGCTGGTATGTAGGAACGAGGTGCCCAAGCTCCGTCAAGAAAGCTGACTGAGCTGTGTTCGTAGTACTCGTCTGCACTCCATCCAAGCGCTGCTCAATTGCCTTTAGCCGCTCATCAAACGTGCCCATCACGCTAGCCACTTCGGTGCGAGCACCTTCACGGCCGGCCCTTCGGACCATATCGATGTACTTGTCGCCATACTCACCAACCTCATCGGCGGTAATCAGGCTCTGCGGCTGGGCTGGTAGCTGATCCTGCGATGGCGAAGCAGGCTGCGCGGCTGTCACTTTTGCGAGAACTTCCCGCATTTGGTCAAGCTGCTGATCCTTCTTCGCGATCATTCCTTGTAGGACTCTCCAACGATGCTCGCTTTGCTCAAGTTGCTTTTCGAGCTCCGTTAACTTTTCACTCTCTCCCGAAGAGTTAGGCTGCGGGGTAGTGTCCGCAGTTAGGGGTGGCGTGGGCTGTGCCGCGCCGTCGTCTTGCGGGATGGCCTCTGAAGGATCAGCGGGGACTTGCCCATCCACAGATTCAGGTGGCGTCTGCTGCGCCTGTCCGTCATCTGTTTGGGACAACCTGCGGATCATCTCGTCTGCCTGTTCACCAGCTTCTTTAGGGGTCGGTCGTCTTGCCATTTGTGTCACCTAGATGTAGAACATCAGCTCTTCTTAGTAGATGCTGACTGCCCCACGATTCGTAAGTCTGCACTCGCGTTTTCGAATTGGTCAAGTAATTTAGAAAGCAATCTGCTGTATCCTTGCAGCCAGCGTAAAGTAACGTCGTCAACAGCTGCGTCCGCTTCGTCCCTATAGCGCTCCCGAAGGTCTCTCAAATGCTCTAGAAAGCGAGGCTCCGCAGCATTTATCCGGGCAAAGGCCCCGAGTACCTGCACATCATTAACAGTATCACGTCGCATATTCGAGATATTAGCCCGCGCTTAGTAGATTGTCAAACAGCATACGGCTCTTCTTAATCTTCAGGGCTAAAAGCAACCTGGCTGGTCATCTTGAGAACGCGTCGGTCTACCTCTGCGCTAACACGGTCGAGAACGTGTGAACACTCAGTAAGGGAAAGTGAAAGCTCGTAGAGGCGCTTCTGTATATCAGCAATCGCAGCCTCTTCTTTTTCTGTGTACATATGGCCTGCTACGCTATTTGTAATCATAAATCACCTATGGCCTCGGCTTGTCGTTACCACAAATACTACACGCCTGCTCGCCAAATTGTCAAACAGGAGAACGAAGATTATTAGGGCTAAAATTATCCGTTACTGCCTGCCCTGTTGGCAACACCTCTTGGTTAGCCTGCCCAGAAGGAACCTGCCCTGGACCACCAGGCATAGGCTGCGCACCTTGCGTTGGAGGATTTTTCGGGATGATCTTGTTAACATCCATGTCTAGGCCCTTAGCCACTTCCCTATAGACTGTCCGTATCCCCTCTTCCCCAACAATCTGCGTAGCAACTGGGTTAGCCAAGGTTGTTTGCAGAAACTCATTGCGGCGTAGCTGCAATGTTTCGAGCTGGAGAAGCGCAACGGCCCCTTTCGCAACTACCTGTGCATCACCTTTTATCGTATCATCTTTGTCAAGTAACATATTATGCGCATACAACAAAGACAACAGTGGTGTAAGAACACGAATGTCTATATTAGAGACGACGCCTTTAAGTCCTTTATTTGCGGCGTTAAACAACATCGACATCCCAGAAGCAGTACGACCTATCCCACCAGCTATGTTGTCGCTACCCCCCATATATCGAGGTATCAAGCTCCAATCATCTGCGTAACTATAAAACTTATCTAGCACGCCTATAATCTCGCTTGCGTTTATCTGCGGCTGGAAAAACTCTATCGCTTTCTCGTTTGTGGCGTACTCATTTGAGATAAACTGCCAAAGCTTCCACGGCGTAAGGGACTCTATGTCCATACCAGCCGGCAGGCGGCTTGTGTTAATAGCTACCTGGGGGCCGCTCGCCATCGCCATGTTGTTTACAAGCGAGCGGATCGCTGCGTTACATATTCCGTTAATATCTCTAAGCCCATCCGGCAATCCTTGTCCCCAGTACTCGCCAGGCACTTCTTCCCAACACTCTTTGTAAATCGGCCTACGCCCAAGAGGGTCAGGGTTAATCTGTATCTTCACGACATGCCGCCCAATCAGCCACGCCGTTACCTCGTAATCTTTGTCGTCATCAGGGACAAACCGTTTGGGCATGCCCCAGTCTAAGAGGTAATTTCCTTGTATCGGCCCATTAAACTCAAGTGCGTCTATCTCAGCTTGCGGGGATAAGTAGTAATTCGTATCCCCACGCTCGATATCGTTCTGGTCAGAATCGGTAAGCCCCAACCAATTGGTTAGTCCTGAGTACTCAGCTTCTTCAAGTACTGCACGTATCTCTTTCTCGCTATACCCTGCAGCTCCGATCATATCGTAAAGATCATTTCGTTGCAGTGTTATATGCTCTATGAAATATCCATTTTGTGGAGTAACAGCCCCAGGAGAGGGGTAAGCACGAAAGGGGTCTATACGATACCACGTCGGCACAATTTCAAACTCTGCTTTAGGAGCCCACCGGCCTCCTTTCCGCTTCCACTCAAGCTGCGTGCATTTCTTGTAAACCGGCCCCTTAAAATGGGCGGCTGGGTATGTGACTACATCATTTAGAAAATCAGCCCACTCCGTGCGAAACCCTCCTTGCACAAGCTGGTCTTCCATTTTAGCGGCCATCCGCTCAACAGCGTCCTTAGCCTGGTCCCGTATGCGCATACGCACAGCATCAGCTAGCTCATTCCTACGCGCTATTAAGATATCTTCGGGAGGAGATGTACCAAAACGGCCAACAACGTCAAGAATTTCAGCTTGCAGCTGCTGGTATACCTCGGCCATGTGGTCCGGAGTGAGAGCTGGCACAGGAGTAGGATCAAGCGCCCACGGCGGCTCTGCTTGCCCCAAGTAAACATCCCTTAGCCAGGCTTCAGCGATGCGGCACTTATTGCTGACAATACGCCCGTACTCCTCCGACCCGCCTATCTTCTGTATCTCTGCGAGTTTCTGCGGGTCATACTCTCCCCGACGCATACGTTGAGCTTCGAGCAGCCTATTCTTTACAAGCGTCTGCTTCGTAGTACGCGCTGCTTCCCAGCACTTCGTGATGTAGCCAGCCACCCCGCTAAGCGCCAGCTCAGGAAGCGCGTCAGGCCCTCCCCCGTCAAGCGAAGAGTCTTGAGGAGTAAGCCTCTCTAGCTCTAGGTTACTCAGTACGTTAAGCATTTTGCGCGCCCGCTCGCCTGCTCGCTTGTTGTGCCTTCATCTTCAGCGCATCGAAGAACTTCACCCCGTAATAATCGACGATACGCTTCGGAATACGCAGCTCGCCATCTGACACCGCTGCAGGGCGAGAGCCATCCACAACCGCCGGTATCGAATCCGACTTGCCAGTTCCGGGGCCATCAAACTCTACTGCCCCGCCCTCTGCAAAGCCGGGGGTTGTCCCCCCTCTCGCGAGCTGTTGAAAAAGCTGCTGACGTTCCTGCGCTCGCAATTGGGCAATTCGCGGGATAACCGCCGCTGCGGGGAGATCAGGTAAGCCTATAGCAGAAGCAGCTTTTCGATAAAGCTCATAATCAGGAAGTAGAGGATTGTTCGTATCAGCAACTACACCGCCGTCTGCGTAGTACTGTTGCGTATACGGATCTCCGTATGTAGGATTATCCGAATAAGAGTTGCCGCTCCTATAAAGTTGCGTAGAGGACGGATTAGAAAAAGCTGTTCCGAAGGTAGGGGCACTACCACCCGGCCCGATAGCAGAGAAAGCACCAGAGGAAGTAAAATCTGAGGTGGGCGATACCCTAAATTTGTTATCGGCTAACTTTTGAATCTTCGCTATGTCTATGTTCCCTTGTATGTCTGCGC